TTTCATCGGAATATGGGACTTTAGGGAATAGCGAAAAATGGTGGGTACAAACCCCATACGGTGCGAAGTTTTGGCAGATGACGGCTATTTTTAGAACGAGCCTGTATGTGGTGACGAACTTCCCTATGCCTGTGAATCGTAGATAAGTAATATTGGAGATTGATATGAGTGATTTTAAACAAAGAGTTAAAGATGAGAAAGATGAGCTTGATAAAAAACTAGGTGCTTTGCTTAATTTCCTGTCTTACGAAGCGCATGAAATTAATATTGATCCGCATCAGTTGAATTTATTGCAAAAACAATACTATGCAATGCTTCATTATTCTGAAATTCTTCAAGAGCGAATTGAGTGTTTTGAATGAAGAAAATAACACTGAAACTTAAAACTAATGTGGTGCTGCTAAACCATTACCTAGGTAGTTTTCAAAATCAGTTCGAGAAGTTTGAGCAAGAATCTTTATTGGATTTAGATGATGACTTCTCGGGTCGTTGTATTGATGACTACATGAAAGCTATATTTATAATTGATCGTAATCTAACTTCGGTTGTTGATAATGGTTAAACGTGTTGGCTCTCTATCCGCTGCCCTATTGAAATACAAAGACATGAATGCTTCCGTTCGTGTCGGAGTGTTGGAGAATGCCACTTATCCCGATGGCACGCCTGTTGCTATGGTGGCGTTTTGGAATGAGTATGGAACAAAGAGAAGTCCTGTGAGGGCTTTTTTTAGAACTACCGTTTCAGAACAGAAAAAGAACTGGGTTTTGTCTGTACAGAATTTAATGAAGATGCACAACAATCCGCAGCAAGTCATGGGTTTGATTGGTGAGAGCATGAAAGGGAATATTGCCCAAAGTATTGCTACGTGGTCAGACCCACCGAATGCACCCTATACAGTGGCACAGAAAGGTTTTCAGGCTCCGTTACGTGACACCATGCAAATGCTTAGGTCTATTAGTTTCGAGGTGGGTGAGGGGGAATAAAAACCCTAAATATTAAACAGGTATGATATAATTAGTTTGCCAATTATGGCACAACTTTTGAGAGTTAAATATCATGACTGATTTTTCTATCGCTTTAATTAAATCCGAATTCCGTGTCGATTCACGCCTACTTTCCCCTGAACTAAACCACCGCCATAGAACAATACTTGAAAACCTAGATAAGTACAAAAGTCAATTTGAATCGCTTGGGCATCTTCCGTTTGAAACGGAACCTGGTTACAACAATTTACCTGTACGTTTTGCAATGCTGAATGAAGATCAGTGTTATTTTTTACTGACGCTTATGCGGAATAACAATCATATTGTTTCTGCTAAATTAAAACTCGTTAAGGCATTCCGCGATTCACGCACTCAACTAGCTAAACGTGACATTGCAAGAATTGAGGGCAAACAGGTTCGCCACCTTGAAACGGATGCTATTCGAGACTTAGTGAACTATGCTAGAACCAATGGCAGTAAAAATGCCGATATGTATTACATGACCATAACAAAGATGACCAATGCAGCTTTAAATATTGACGCAGGGCAGCGCGATAGCTTGGAAACAAGAAAGCTAGATGAAATCAAAATGGCTGAAACTATGGTGAAAATTGCTATCAGTGACGGATTAAATGCAGGGCTTGGTTACAAAGAAATATACAAGCTATGCAAAGAGCGTGTTTCTAGTATTGCTGTTTTGTTGTTGGGAGATGCGAAATGAAGTTATTTTTAGTTCAACTGGTCGTGACATCTTTGGTTTGGTTTCTTATACTACTTGGGGTTGAGAGAATATTTAATATTGAATGGCTTGCAATCAATAAGTATTGGATTCTTGGGATTATAATATCTTTTCTTTGTGGTTGTCGACTAGGTATGCTCCTTTTAGAGAAAGCACTAAAGAATAATTAAATGCTAAACTACCCTCCAATACGGAGGGTTTTTTAATGAATCTCAGAGCAATAGCCAATTCCCTAACTCGCGGAATTAACCCGAATAACACGACAGCCATACTAGCCAAAAATGACGGCTTTACCATCGCAGCAGGTGGTATCAAAACGCCTAAATATATTGAATCCACTATCGAGATTCAAACACAGTCTATCGAGTCAAAAGACTTGCAGCATTTAAACCTGACAGCGCAGCAAGGGCAGTACAACTTTGTCTATGCAAATGGCTTGATTTCAGCACAAAGACGAAACCTAGACAAAGGCGAAGACCTTTTAAAATTCAAAGCCTATGGTGAAGATGAAGTCTCTACATGGAAAGTGACTAAAGTCATGGAATCCTATCCTGATTGGGTTAAGGTCTTAGTGCATCGGGTGACGTTATGAACCAAGCAATCTATCTCGAAATATGGAACTACCTCACAAAGCTATTTAACTGCCCTGTAGAGCAAGGATTGCAGAATAACAGCCCATTGAGTCAAGATGGCATTGTAATGACGCTCATGCCTTACAGTGAAGCGCTAGACCAACCGACATACGATAACGCGGATAATATCTCGACTATCCAGAACTCACGTGCGTTCATGATGCAGTTAGACTTCTATGGCGAGCAGGCTTTTAATCGTGCCAATCAGGTCGCGGTCATGTGGCGTTCAAATTACACCACAAATGAACTAATTACGATTCAGCCTTTGTATAATAATCAAGTGAGAAATCTTGAATATGTGAATGAACAAGACCAATATGAAATGTTGGAAATTGCTTTACAATACAATCCACATTACACTTATACAGAGCAGTCGGATACCGACATTTTAGCACCCGATACGTCCGCGCCATTCTAAAAAGGATTAAGCATGTTTCAATCAATTCCAGCAAGCGATATTGTCAATATCCTGCCTAGCGCGTTAGCCGCAGGCGGGTCTGAACTATCGCTGAATACGGTAGTCTTTACGGCTGCTTCTAAATTTCCAATTAAGCAATATTTCGATCTTGATACTGTACGTGATGACTTTGGTTCAACGTCTAACGAGTACAAATTTGCTAAAACTTATCTGCAAGGTTTTTCAGGCTCAACCATTAAGCCTTATTCTGTTTTCTTTGCTGAATACGTGAATGCAAATAAAGCAGCAACATTGATTGGTCTGTCTTTGCGTTCAACCACTCTTGAACAACTAAAAGCAATTACAGGGACTTTGGATGTCACGATTGATGGCACTCTAAAAACAGGCACAGTAAACCTTTCTACTGCTACTTCATTTAGCAATGCTGCAACTTTAATCGGCACAGCATTAACTGCTACCGTGACTTTTGACACTCAATTACAAGCGTTCATTGTTGCATCGGGTACAACAGGCTTAACTTCAAGTATTAGTTTTGGATCAGGCACGGCTGCGGATGCGTTAGGCTTATCGGAAGTGGGCGGTGCTACATTAAACAACACCACTGTTGCTGATACTGCTGATTCGGCTTTAGAGCGTGTAACGGATTACACATTGAACTTTGCGCCTATCACGGGTATTGGTTTCGATGTTGATTGGTTTAAAGAAATCGCAACTTGGGTAACAAAACAGAATCACCGTTTTTGGTTATTCCAGTACGGTAAAGAGCCTACTGCAATTATTGCAAACAGCACAGCAAACTTTGCTGCATGGCTTAAAGAAAACAATGTTGCTGACGTAACACCTATCTATGGTGATATTGAACACGCTGCATTCGCTTGTGGTTCTGTTGCATCTATCGACTTCTCAGAAGTAAATGGACGAGTAACTTTAGACTTCCGTAGTCAATCAGGTATCAAAGCAAGCGTTACATCTAAGCAATATGCCAAAGCGCTAGAAGTAAATGGTTATGCGTTTTATGGTGCATGGGCGACTGCAAATGACCGCTTCCAGTTTATGCGTAACTCAATTGTGACTGGTGAATTTAAATGGGCTGATACTTATGCGTTTCAAGTCTGGTTAAATCAAGGTTTCCAATTAGATGGTATTATTGGTTTACAGCAATATAAATCAATTCCACCGAATGAGAACGGCAAATCTTTGTACCGTGCAATCTTCCAAGATCGCATCAATAACGGTAAAGCGTTTGGTGGCATCGTTGCAGGCATGAAACTAACTGAACAGCAAAAATCAGTAATCAATCGTGAAACCAATAGCACAAGCGCAGCGCAGCAAGTCGAATTGACTGGCTGGTATATGTATGTGGGCGATGCGGTTAATGTTGCAGGCGCAGCACGTAAACGCTTCCCTGCTAAATTCTTCTATGCGGATGGTGGCTCTATACAGGGCATCAACATGACTTCTACGGCGGTACTATAAAATGACAGTGAATACTAAAACTTTAACGTCCGCTAACGTCATCTTTCGTGTACGTTGT